CCCAATGACCCCGGCTCCGATGATAACTGCTGCCGTCCACCGCAGAAGCCGGTAGATTCGTTTCCTTCTCTTGTGATATTTGATCTTCATGGTTCTACCTCCTCCCTTTTACTCGATCTTATAAGTCAACCCTATCAGCACCCAGGAAATGATCTTGAATACGGCCATTACCGGACTATTCCCCATCCTGGTTAATTTCCAATAGATGTATTTACTAACACCGGCCAGATCACCTTTCATTTCCTTTTCATCGGAAGTCACCTGTATCCGTCCTCTATATGCTGTAATCACTTACCTGATTCTCCTTCCTAATTCTATAAATTCAGATTGTTCAAAAAAGCTTGTCCAACGGGTTACCGCTTCAAGCGGTTTCTTCCTTTGCTTTCTGTACCGGTTGATATCCCAACGCACCCAATGCGCGCCGGTTCAATTCATTCGCAACTTTTACTTTTTCTTCTGCTGTAAGGCTCTCATAATCAACCTCTTTACCATTAATGATAATGATTGTTACTACCTTCATATACATCACCTCTTTACTAAATATGTATGATTTACTGGTTGTACTTGTTGCTACATTCCCCGCCAAATTGACGGGGAAATATTTCTCTTTTACAGAATCATTCTTTCTCCGTCATGGTAAACGGTACAATAGATTCTGGTATGTAATTAACCTCATACTTGTACTTATTCCTCTAAAACCTTGTTGCCATTTTCTTTCATTCCCTCTATAATTTAGATACAGGCTCCCGCCAGAGCTGAGTACCAAAGAAAGGAGGTTTCCACATGGACTTATCTGTTAAAGTAAACCTTGCTTTAGCCATAGGTTCTTTTGTATTAGCAGCTGTATCTGTCATAACCGTTATCATTACCTTGTTACAAAATAACAAAATGTTAAAAGAATCTACCCGACCATACATAACTATTTATATTGACTCTATAACAATCTGCGAACAAACTAGTTTTTTTGTTTTAAAAAATTTTGGTCACTCTGTAGCTACCATTACACATTTTGAATATGACGATTGTTTAAAAAAGGCTAAGCAAATAAATGAATTATTAAATGATCAATTTGACTACATAGAAGGAATAACTCTCGCTCCTGGGCAATCCAAATTACTTCAATTTAAAATGTCTACTTTAGAAAACAAAGACTTAACCTTTATAATTAACTACGTGAATTCCCAAAACAAACAATTTAAAGAAAAAATTACTTTAAATTCTCGAAATTATATTCATATTCCTGAAAATCGTCCTGGATCAAATACTGCTATCGGTTATGAACGACAAGTTCAAACTTTACGTGAAATTGCAGAGCGACTCATTTGACCTCTTTTTTACAACTTGAATATAATTTAAAAATCAACACAAATCTTGGCCAACAGTGAAAATATCCATATAATAAATGTTGGCCAAAGACATCGAACAAAAAAACCTCCAATTTTATCCAACACATCATCTTCTTCAATATAACAATCAGTTTTTTTTTGAAAATGTAATATTATTCTTTCACCACTAAGAATGATTGTGATATATACAAACAAGATTTTGCAGATAAAACGAATCACCCTGTATCACATCCTCTTACGAAATATTTTTCCACCTCACACCACCTCCTTCTCTTCCACTTGTAAATTTCTTCCAATCCTCCTATAATCTAAGTACAGGCATATACCAATGCCGAGTACTACAGAAAGGAGTGTATACACATGGATTCCTACATTACACAATTAGTTCCAATATTTGAAGAACTGAAATCTTCCAGCATGTTGATTACCGATAATTCGCAAGAAATTATGCAAAAATATAATCTAATGTTCCTTGGAGAGAAATTCAATAAAATCTATACCAACGATCTGCATGCTTGTTTAGAGAATCATTTCGGAATTAAAATTGATTATTCTAAACTAAACGATTTAGTTCCTTCTATCTGCAATATACTTTCTATGAAGTATGAGCCAATGAGGGCTATGGATGATTTAAGCAACCCTATTCCCGCTTGCTATCAAATCAAACTTTGGTAATATGCGTATCTCCAGTTTCAATCGGGGAGAGTCCAACCTTTTTCCTTGCCTCATTAATAGTAACTCTCCCTAATTGAATTCCTTTTTCCAACTTCTTCATTTTCTTCTTCCACTTATATTTTGAAATAATCTTTTTCACCACCCTCACACCACCTCCTTCATATCCTCTTCCATCTGCCCATCAGCGCTCTGGCTTGCAAGCAATAAACCCGAGGCTGACACCAGAAAGAATCTATTTACAGGCGTCATCTGCTTATAAATTCCTACAAGTCTCCTGAGCTCTTTCTCACTTACATCTGTTCTTACCTTTAATTCCTGCATGTTCTCACCTCTCATCTGTATGTTTGCGATAATTATATATCGCTAACAGATAATTGTCAATAACCTTTTTCTCTGTTTGCGAAGTTTTTTCTTTACATTACATTTTTTATGTGATATATTCTTTTCAAGAAAGGGGAATTTACATGGAAGATATTAATATCAGATTCAAAGAATTGAGAAAAGCATGTCATAAGACACAAATTGAATGGGGAAAAATATTAGGGATCTCTTCTTCAGGTGTTGCAGATGTGGAATCTGGAAGAAGAAATGTTAATGAAAAACATTTAATCATGCTCTCTAATTGGCACGAATATAAAGTAAACATAGACTGGCTTAGAACTGGCGAAGGCGGACCCGATGCTATGTTCCTTCCGCCTGAGGATGATGATTTGGTTGCCCAGGCAAAAAACATTCTTGGAGAAAAAGATCCTCTCTTCGAATCATTAGTCATCACATATAGTAAACTCTCAAAACAAAACCGGGAAACCTTACTGAATTTCTTCAATGATTTTACAGATACCTTGCAAGAAAAGAAAGAAGGAGAAAAAGTGCAATCCACTTCTTCTAACATAACCGTTGCAGAAGCGGAAGAGGCATACAGTCTGGAATTGGTAAACAATGAATCCTCTTCCACTCTGGCAGAACCACCAAAGAAGCAAAAAAAGATGCCGGAGATCTCCGAATCGGATCTTGCTACAATAGAACATGCTGCCAAGCAGCTAAGATCTAAGAAAGCATAATCGACAGAAATATACTTTTCAATTATAAAATCAAAGAAACAAGCCAATGAAAAATGCACCACAAGGAGAAAATATGGAATGGAATTAAATTTAATCAGACAACTTTGTTCTTCAAATAAATTACGTTGGACAAAGCATATATTTATAAGGCTTGCTCAAAGAGATATCAGTATGGAAGATGTACAGACAGCTATTCTCAACGGTGAAATTATAGAACTCTATCCCAGTGACTATCCATTCCCAAGTTGTCTAATTATGGGATACCGCGCATCTAATGATATTATCCATGTAGTATGTGCCCCAAATGACAGCGGAACTGAACTCTGGTTAATAACCGCATACATACCGACCAAAGAAAAATGGATGGATGATTTTAAAACGAGAAAGGTGGAATAATATATGAGCGAATGCATTATGTGTAAAGGAAATTTAGTAGATAAAGAAACAAACTTCATTGCAGATTTGGACAACTGTATTATCATTGTAAAAGGTGTACCCTCACAAGTATGTTCTCAATGCGGTGAAGTATCTTATAGTCATGAAGTTGCGATACAATTAGAAAAAATTGTAAACCAGATGAAAAATGCCATGACCGAGGTTGCTATTGTACACTACAACAATGTCGCTGCATAATTCGTTTTAATGGCATAATGATAAAATGCATATATAATATACTTGTCGAAAGGAGATGATTATATATGCATTTTTTCAAAGAAAATGACCTGTCAAGAGAAGAAGACAAGTATATCCGTTTTATCGCCTATGATACTCTGATAGACTTTGATGAAAAGAGTCTTCCTGTTTTATCAGAATTTGACCATTTCATCAACTCTTCCATCTTGATACTGCCAATGCAGTTTGTTGCCCGTAAGGGAGGACACGAAGAAGACTACTATTCAAGCGGCGGTAAAGGAATCGTTATGTATGTCAGTGCGACGGAACACTATATTATCTTATATGATGAGCAGATGCCTGACTCTGAAATACGATGGACGCTGTCTAAACTGCTTTATCTGGTGAAATCCGGGATTGCATATGAGAAACCCGATGTTTTCCATTATGCCGACCGTCCCAACAATGAAGTTCACTGTGAGGCATTTGCATATCAGTTTACCTGTCCAGATGCCATTTTAGCCGAATGTAAGATCAATAGCGCATCAAATATTATTGAACATTGCAAGATTCCTTTTTCCTATGCAAATATAAAAAGCAAACTGCTAGAAACATCTATCCGCATAAAATCCTTGCAGCTGGCAGAAAAAACTTTAATAAATAATTTTCAACATTACATAAAAAATTTCAAACTGGAACACCAAATCAAATTGAATAAAATTTAGCTATTTCAGCGTTTATATATACTTCTCAAATGTAAGGTCGGACAAATGAGACAGTGATGAAACGCACAAAAATCACTCATAAGGAGGTCTTCACTATGGCATAACTGCTTATATTCCAGATACAGAAACATTCGAATCCGATTTAAAGACTAGAAAGGCGAAAAAATCATGAGATGTTTATCTTGCAAATATGGGAATATGATTGATTCCACTACAACTTATGTAATAACACTGGAAAATTATGTATTAATCATCAAAAATGTACCCTGCATGAAATGTACTCAATGCGGTGATGAATTGTTTAATACAGACATTTTGGAAAAAATTGATGAAATAATTTCTGAAACTGAAAAGCTGGCCAGTGAAGTTTCAATCATTGATTATTCAAAAGTCGCCTAAAAGGAGGTTATCACTATGGCATTAGCACAAGCAAAAATATATACCGAAGAAGATTACTACAATATCCCCGAGGATGTCCGGGCCGAATTGATTGATGGACAGATCTATTATCAGGCAGCTCCCGGCCTGGTACATCAAATTATATCAGGAGAGTTATACACAGCGATAAATATCTATTTAAAATCAAAAAAAGGAAAATGCAGAGTTTTTTCTGCACCGTTCGCTGTGAAGCTCTTTGAAGACCGGAAGAATGTTGTTGAGCCTGATATCAGTATCATCTGTGATCTCAATAAATTGAATGCCCGAGGATGCACCGGCGCTCCTGACTGGATCATTGAGATCATATCCCCCGGCAATCCCGAGCATGACTATATCCGAAAACTGAACCTTTATAAAGATGCCGGGGTGCGTGAATATTGGATCGTAGATCCCAGAAACGAAAAAGTTTTCGTGTACTTCTTTGATCAAGCTGAATTTAGTGTGGATTCATACACCTTCCAGGACAGAATAAAAGTCAATATTTATGATGATCTTTGGATTGATTTTCAAGAATTGAATCTGCAATAGAAACCGCCTATGCAGTCTTTGATAACAGGCAGCAAGAGACTGCCTGTTATTTTTATACCCTTTTTCACATACATTCTATATTAGGAGATGATACCATGCCGCAACGTTACGCATATGGCTATGTCCGTGTCAGCACCCACGACCAGGAGGAGATTTCTCCAGACTCTCAGGAGAAGCTGCTGCGGGAATATGCTAAGAAAAATAATATCATAATCTTAAAAATCTTCTGCGAGTTGGGCGTATCTGGCCGCAAAGCCGACAAACGGCCAGAGTTTCAAGAGATGATTGCTTCCGCCAAATCAAAAGAACATCCTGTGGATACCATTCTTGTTTGGAAATACAGCCGTTTCGCCCGGAATCAGGAGGAAAGCATTGTCTACAAGTCCTTGCTGAAAAAACAGAATAACGTAGATGTGATCAGCGTGTCAGAACCTTTGGTTGACGGTCCCTTTGGCTCCCTGATCGAGCGTATTATAGAATGGATGGATGAGTATTACTCTATCCGTTTATCCGGCGAAGTATTCCGCGGCATGAAAGAGAACGCCATGCGGGGATCCTACCAGGCACGGCCGCCGCTCGGCTATCGGATCCAGGAACATGGCAAACCGCCTGTTATCGTACCTGAAGAAGCCCGGATCATTAAGATCATATTTGAAAAATATGTGAATGAGAATTCTAATTTTTTCGATATTGCCAGGTATCTGAATTCCCTGGGATTCAAGACGTCCCACAACAAACCGTTTGAGCGCAGGTCCATAGAATACATTCTCCAGAATCCTACCTACTGCGGTATGATCCGGTGGAACCGGACTAAAAATGATACCAACGAGATTAAAGACCGGTCAGAATGGATCATAGCAGATGGAGAACATGAAGCTATCATTACCAAAGAACTTTTTGACAAGGCCCAGGAGCAGTATAAGCGTAATTACATACCCAAGGGCGCCCGTCCTGCTGCCACCTACAAACACTGGCTTTCAGGCTTATTGAAATGCCCTGACTGCGGACGCACCCTCACAGCCTGCACGAAATACCGCCGAAACGGAGACAGTTATTCTTATTTCTCCTGTTTCGGCTACAGTAAAGGGAAGTGTCCCAAGCCAAACGGAATCAGCTCCATGATCCTTGAAAAGGATGTTCTGAGCAATCTGCAGAACGTGATAGATACAGGAGCTATTGATTTTGAACTCAGGCATTTTGAACCGGTTGAAATCGTTAATGAACGAGCCATATTGAAAGAACGGTTAAAAGGACTATCCGCCAAGGAAGAACGAATCAAAGCATCCTATCGGGACGGGATTGATACCCTTGAAGAATACAAGGAAAATAAGAGATTGATCCAGAAGGAACGAGACGATATAGAGCGCCAATTATCTGAGCTGGCTGACGGTAATTCTGACAATACTCAGGATGCGACTGCTGCTATCCTCCAAAAAGTAAGTAACGTATACGCGATCGTATCATCCGATCAGTATACCAACGCGCAGAAGAATGCTGCACTCCGTCAGATCATTGATAAGATCGTCTATAACCGTCAGACCAATACTTTGAAGATCTTCTATATCCTGTACCGAAGCGATCATACGCGCTAAGCCTTGATCTACAAGGCTTAGCATTGTTTTATATGTTGTTACCATATGGATGACACAGTGGGGAAGCAAGTCCCTCGGCGACCAGGGCTACTCTCCTATCGAGATCCTCCGTTACTACTACGGCGACAACATATATATCAATACTGCCGAAGCTATCTCCGGTATTCCGGCATCTTGGCCCGGATATAATCTGGAGATCGGCTCAAGAGGGGATAAGGTTCGCCAGCTCCAGGAGCAGATCAACGTTATCGCCGGCTCCTACCCCGCCATTCCAAAGGTCACAGTCGACGGAATCTACGGTCCCGCCACTGCCGCCGCCATCCGCAAGATCCAGTCGGTATTCGGCCTCCCCCAGACCGGTATCACAGACTACAGCACCTGGTATAAGGTTTCTGAAATATACGTGGGCGTGTCAAGAATCGCCGAGTTAACTTAAAAGTCAAAGACCCCTCTGCAAGCAACGGGGCATCAAATTTGTAGCGCTGCAGAGCAACGGGGTATTTAACCCTCGCGTCAGTCGCCAAATGTGCATGCAAGCATGCTCTCTTGGCTCGTTGCTCGCTGGAATAGAAAGAACTGCCGGGCGGCAGCATTCCCCCGGCAGCTCTTGCTCTACGCTTTTAACATTCCCGCAAAATCAGCCAATGTCTCTGAAATCCTGATCTGCTGCGGGCACACTGCTTCACAGCTTCTGCAGCCGACACA